CTGCCAAGTTCCTGGGCGCATACTACGAGAACAAGATCTACGAGAGCGATCCGTTCCAGCATTTGGATCAGGTCGGCGTCGGCAAGCTGGTCAAGATGGCTGCCCATGATGGCCGCGAGACCCGCCCCGATCTGGGTCTGGGCATCTGCGGCGAGCACGGCGGCGATCCCACGAGCGTGGAGTTCTGCCACAACGTCGGTCTGGACTACGTCAGCTGCTCTCCCTTCCGTGTGCCTATCGCCCGTCTGGCTGCTGCTCAGGCTGCTATCAAAAATCCCAGAAAGTAAGATTGTTGCATGAAGATGCACTAATCGTGCAAAACATGGGAAGATAAGCGTATGATAAACCTCCCCGGTGAAACTGAATGGTTTTGCCGGGGAGGTTTTTGATTAAAAAGAACTTTTATAAGGTTATAGTGTAGGAAGGACGAGGCTAAAATGGCGTCTAAAGATTGGAAATTGCCAGATGCACAGCACAAAATTACGGATGAAAAGGGCTTAGACATAGAAAACGAAAGTATACAGATGCAGTGTGAAAAGACCCTTATATCGTTTATAAGACTACAGGACGCTTTTTCTGATATAGATGATTATGACGATACCGAAGAAGGAGAGATACCATATAGGCAGTATTTAATGCGCAGATGGTTGTTCATCCATCAGGATAAATATAAGAACGAGACACTTAAGGACGAAGATAAAAAGAAGGTAAATGAATTACTGAAGAAAGAACATATCAAAGAAGATAAGTTCATGGATGTAATAGGTGGATTCTGCAATAATAATGTTGGCCAAATTGATGATATGGCAAAAAAGTTACAGAGACGATTGAATAAGATAATGGGTAAGGTTCCATTTAAAGGAAAATTTGTAGAAGCATCCGAGGTGCTAACATTCAACTCAACAAGAAGCACGCCGACATTGCTCACAGTAGCAAATTGCCGTTTTTTTGACATTTTGCTAATGGTAGATTCCGATGGAAAGGGCTTCTCGGAGCTGTTGAAGCGCATACGGAGGCCAATTCAAGCTGTTGATAGTGATGAGAGCCACGAGGATTTGTATTTGCAGTGCTCAATTAGAGAAGGTATGCGATCCTTGGCAAAGAATAAAAGTCTCAAGTATACAAGTGGTATGATAAAATTTTCTTTGTTGCAGTCCTTCCCGGAATATTACAATGGAGAAATGGAAAAAGGGTATGTCCGTCAGGCGCTTTTAGATCTTTCAGAGATGGTATTATATTATATTGACAAGTATCCACGCGATGAGCTATGTAATAGGCAGGCATATAGACAAATAGCAGAATATTTGATAAACACCGAATATAAGATTCAGAAGTTTGCGGAAGGTCCAAAAGGATTCCGGCAGTAAGAGATTTAAGCGTGATGCTTCTTGGAGACAGAATTTTAATGTCTCCAAGAAGCATCACTTTTTTGTTGCTGGGCAAAAATGGTCGTGCATTTTTTCTGAGAAAAAAATAAAAAAAACACTGTGCGAAAAAAATGATGGCTATGATATTATATTTTTGCAAACGAGGTAGCCACTTCGAAGCACAAAAAATAATGGATTTGCGAGGTATTTTGCTATGACACAGAATGAATGTGACAAGTGGTATCGGGAACTCAACGAAACTCAGAAAGAAGTTACGGATGAGTTCTTTGCTTGGAAAGAGAAAGCATCTAAGGGTAAAGACGGCTATGCAGATATTGTGATTACCATGATAAATGGCAAGGCTGAGGTTGCTATTCGGGAAGGCGAGTACATTTCTCCGTTCAGAGGTTTCCAAATGAGCTTGAAACAGAATGGGAGAATTTTGTCAAGCTGTAATTGGAGATGTGAGGATGGAGTAGAAAAATTTCCGCTTATGTTCGGCACAAAAACATTCAAGTCCGGAAAAATAGCTGCTGGTATTTTTGTCCGAGGCGGAACAATGAAATCTCCGATTATACTTGGATGCCCGGACGATTTTGAACCGGATGCTTTCTATGAGGTGTTTGTACATGCTTGGGGAGCGGAAATGGGCTATCTTTGGGAGGGAGACGGAAAGATTCAGGGATTAACAAGAATCGACTATCTGCTCTCTGGTAATCTGGGAGAAACGCAGAATCCCATCGAAAAATTGGTCGAGCAGATGTACTTCCAGAAGACCACTTCGGAGGAAACCAACCATGAGTAATATGTATGGAAAGGACAAATTCCATGACAGGCAAAAAGCGGTATTACAGAAGTCCGCTCAAAAAATTGAGAATGATTCCGGCTGGTCACAGGATAATTTTTTGAGGGAATATACTGAAGAAATTCTTCCGGCATCAAGAGCTGAACTATCCTTTGACGAACTTTGCGTAATAGGGGAGCAAGTTGAACAAGAGGCCGCTTTTTCTGCAAAGGAGGCGATGCGCAACAAAATCAAGGCAAGACGAGATGTTGAACGATACAAGGCAACAAGCACGGACAGCGGAAAGCGGACTCCTAATCCGTTTGAAGATTCTAATGCGGTCGCTATAGAGTCTCCGAAAAATGAGGACACATTAAACACAACGAGAAAACACGCCGATGCCCCACCGACAAAATCAGCTGTGATAAAAACCTCAAAAAAACAGTCCCTTGTCGAAACGGCAAGGGAGTTGAAAAAGTATATCCATATCATTTCCTGTGGAGGTGTGCTGTATTACCACAATGAATATTACTACACACAGCTGGATTCAAAGCAGTTAATTAAGTTGTATCGTCAGAATGTGGACTACGAACTCAATAATGAATCTAGCCTACGTGGGTATAAGGATCTCTACGATTGCCTCGTAACAGATCCCCAAATTGAGTGCAGCGAGCCGGAAGATGAACCGATTTATGCACCTTTGGAAAATGGAATCCTTGACCTTATGGAGTGGAAACTTTATCCACACAGCCCGGATCAAATAACCTTTACCTGTATTAAGGCAAAATATGATCCACAGGCAAAGTGCCAGATATTTGAGGAATACTTGCAGCGAGTCACAGGTGGGGATTCCCTGCTGTCGGAGAGAGTTTGGATGGCAATCGGGTATTTGCTTATCTACCCTGCACGGGGAAAGTTCTTTATTTTCATGAAGGGTATCGGAAATAGCGGCAAGAGCGTTTTGGGAAGCTTTATCCGACGCCTGTACCCCAAAGAATCCATCAGCAGTATTAGACTTAAGCAAATGAAGAATGAATTTGGAATGTCTTCGTTAGCCAACGCTGTAATCAATTTTGACATGGACATGCCAAGTTCAAAAATTGATGAGGAGGCAGCTTCTCGATTGAAGCAGATTACAGGAGGCGATTCAATCAATGTTCCACGCAAATTTCGTGATGATGCGTTGCTGGAAAGGCGTATAAAGTTTGTCTTTTCAAGTAATCACCCGCTTATCATTGACGGAGAAGATGATGCACTCCTAAAACGTATCATATATCTGCCTTTTAATTATGCAATCCCGGATGACCAGCAAGACCCGGATTTGGGAGAAAAAATTTGGAAAGAGCGAGATGCGATTGTTACAAAAGCCCTGCGCTATGCGCGGAAACTTGTGAAACTCAACTACATCTTCCCAGAAATTCCCCAGGTGGACAACGCAAAGTGCATTGTGAGAGACTCTATTGCGAAAACCGTAGGAAAATTTGTACAGGAAAGCTGCGATAAGAGCGAGTCGAAAGCAGTGACTGCTACAGAAGACCTGTATAATGCTTACTCGGACTATTGCAAGGAGAAGAATATGTGGGCGTGTAGCCAAAAGGCATTCACGAAAGAACTCACCCAAATGAAGATAGAGCATACTCGTTTCCGGTGTACAGGAGAGGATATGATTGCCCGAAAGAATCCGGTATCTGCTTTCAAAGGAATCAAGCTCCGTCCGTAACTTCTGATTCTTCGATGATACGTTATACCTCTGACTCTAAGCACCATTAACGATAACCAAGGGAGGTATCACAATGCTGGAAATTGACGAAAAGGCGATGGCCTATTGTCTGGTGGAAGCTCTCTTTGCAGCAGGGGTAATCAACCTGCCCACCTATCAGAACTTCCTTCGGATGAAGCGTGAGCAGGAGGAAGAACCGCCTGCAAAGGCTTCGTAAACAACAGAGAAAGGCTCTGGCGGAGGGGATTCGGCCAGAGCCTTTCTTTTTGCCGCAGAAAAGAGTCAGAGACAGTGGAGGTTAAATTTTATGAGGATAGCTGTGTACGCTCGTGTTTCAACCGAACATGAAGCGCAAATCAACGCACTGGAAAATCAGTTGGAGTGGTATAAAATTGAAGGTTCTCGCCACCCAGATTGGGAAATCGTGGAGGTTTACGTAGATCAAGGCATTACCGGAACGCAAGCACAGAAACGGCCAGAGTTTTTGCGCATGATGGAGGATGCCCAGAAGGGCAAATTTGACCTAATCATTACTCGCGAAGTGAGCCGCTTTGCACGAAATACAGTTGATACGCTGTCCTACACACGGGAGTTGAAAGCACGTGGGGTGGATGTGTTTTTCATCAACGATGGTATCAACACGGCAACCAACGATGGCGAACTTCGGCTGACGATCATGTCTTCTATGGCACAAGATGAGAGTCGCAAAATTTCAGAGCGCGTGAAGGCTGGGCAGAAAATCAGCCGGGAGAAGCACGTTTTATATGGCAGCGGAAACATCTTAGGATACCGCAGGGAGAACGGAACCTATGTTCCTGACCCTGACCAAGCTGAAACGGTAAGACTGATTTTCCAAATGTATTCTACCGGGGAAAATGGGTTGGTTAAAATCGTAAACGAATTATACCGCCTTGGCCGATTGGATGCAGGCGGCCATGTTTCGTGGGACGCTTCCAAGGTGAGCAGAGTTCTACATAATGCAACCTATAAAGGGTGCATCTGTTACAATAAATCCCACAGCGACGGATATTTGACGCAGAAACGTGTTAAAAATCTGGACGAGAGCAGCTACATCTATGTGAAAGGCGACTTTGAGCCTTTAGTATCAGAAGAAATGTGGGATAGATGTCAGCAAATTTTGGCATCGAAATCAGCACAGGTGATCGATGAAAACGGAAAAAAGCACAAGTACATGAGAAATACGCCAAAGTCAGTCTGGACAGCAAAACTGCGGTGCAGCTGTGGCGCAGGATTTATCCAGTACAAGTGGCGCGTAAATCGGGACGGTGCAGTAGTTCATGGATTTCAGTGTTACCGCCGTACCCGTAGGCCAAGCATCAGTTACTTGCAGGAGCATGGCTTGGATTTGGGAATTAGTTGCCAAATCAAGGCAATCTGTGAGTGGAAGCTGGACTTGATGGCAGCAAAGGTGTTTGAACATCTTACCTTTGACAAGGGCAAAACGGTCAAGGAGGTCTATAGAATTTTGAACCGCTGCATGGCAGAAGAAAAGACTGTTCGCATTTCCAGAAAGGCGATGCTGGAAAACAGCATCGCCAGACAGAGGGAGCGTCTGGATAAGTACATAGACCTGTGTGCAGACGGAATCATCACAAAACAGGAATTAGCAGAACGGCGAAAGGGATTGGATGCACAGATTGCAGAATTGCAGTCTCAATATGAGAATGTGGAACAGGAGGATGAGCGCAGCGGAACCCTTGACATGAATTTGATTGCACAGAAGTTGGATGAGTGGCAGAAAGCATCGAGGAATGATGTTGACCGGGAGCTTATCAATAGCTGTGTGGCGCAGATCACGCCGCTGACGAACGAGGAGTATCGCTGGGTGCTTGATTTCCAACTGGCAGAAGTGCAGAGTGGAAATAGTGCCACTTGTACGTTGGATGGCTTTATGGAGATGGCTCGTTTTACAATTTCTTTTGAAGAAGCTAAGGCTTTTAAGGCTTCCCGGAATCAGGGAATCCGTAAAAATGAGTGGCATGACCTCACAGTAGCCGTGGGTATCCGCACAAAGACTTGAACGTAAAACACTGTGTCAGTTGTGCCGGATGTGTCAGAATTTTCGAGAAACCTTTATTATATTTATCTTTTACCCTATCGCGTATTTAAGAAAAAATAGAGTGGAAGGGGTGAAAATAAAGAATATATAGAGAGTTTTATAAAAAACCTGACACATTTGACACACCCGACACAAGACGAAGCGTATCTGAAAAAAATACAGTTATATATTATCTTTGTAGAAAGACCTGTGAGCAGTTTGATTCTGTCCACAGGTCTTTACTTTTTACTTGAAAAATGGAGGAAAAACAATGGCTGATGTTATGGTAAAGATTCTGATGAAGGGTGCAAAGGCAATCGGGAAAACTGCCGCAATACTCATTATCTGGACCGCCCATAAACTTGAAAACAAGTAATCACATTAAAATTTTAGGAGGCAGTAGTTATGTCTGCAAATGTTGAAACCATGTTCTCTGTTCGCGAAACCCCTTGGCACGGCCTTGGCCGTATTGTGATGGATGCTCCTGCAAGCCGTGAGGCATTGGAACTAGCCGGTCTGGATTGGCAGGTGGAGAGCCGCAATATCTATTCCGGCACGGGTGCTATGATCCCCGGCTATCGTGCCAATGTCCGCAGCACCGATGAAGCTGTTCTGGGCGTGGTGTCTGACCGCTACCGCATTGTGCAGAACGAAGAAGCGTTCCAGTTCACCGATGACCTGTTGGGTGAGGGCGTTACTTATGAAACTGCCGGTTCTTTGCAGGGCGGCAAGAAAGTCTGGATGCTGGCGAAGCTGCCGGAGAAATACATCATCGCCGGAGACGAAGTGACCCCATATCTTGTGTTCTTCAACAGTCACGATGGCAGCTCTGGTGTGAAAGTCGCTATGACTCCGATCCGTGTAGTCTGCCAGAACACCCTGAATCTGGCTCTGGGTACTGCAAAGCGCATCTGGACTGCCCGCCACACCGAAAATGTTATGCTCCGGGTGCAGGATGCCCGTGAGACCTTGCAGCTTGCCAACAGCTACATGGGCGAGCTTGGCAAGGGCATCCATGAGCTGACCACCATCAAGCTGTCTGACCGCAAGGTGCAGGAGTTCATCAACGAGTTCTTCCCTGTCACTGAAGATCTGACCGATGGCCAGCGAAAGAATAACCTGCGCTTGCAGGAAGATTTGAAGGCTCGCTACTACAATGCACCTGATCTGGAATGGGTTGGCAAGAACGGCTGGCGGTTCGTGAACGCTGTTTCGGACTTTGCTACCCATGCAGACCCCATCCGTAAAACTCGCAACTACAACGAAAATCTGTTCCTGCGCACCGCAGAGGGCAATCCCATGATCGACAAGGCTTACAAGATGGTGCTGGCAGCAGCATAAAGGAGGACGTATGAACGATGTGAGCAACCGGGCTGTCCGGGAATTTTCTGAGTTCCTGAACAGCATCGAAGCCGATTTTCCGAAGCCGACTTGCACCACGGCATACGAGATCACGATGAAAAGCACCATTGTCAGTGCCTTGATTACGCTGGACACCGAAAAACAGATGGACGAGCGTTTTTGGAACCATCTCCGGGTGCAGCGGAACATTCTGGATTTCCTGTATACCCTGTGGCTGGATGATGACCGTACCTTGGTGGATGAGTTTTCCACCATTATCAAAGACTTGGTGGAATATGATTTCTCTATCGCAGAAGAACAGCTGAAAGAGAGGTTGAACATTGCATGAAAAGACTTGTATCTACATTAAATTTATCCAAAGATGATTGGCTCCGTTATCGCAAATGCGGTATTACCGGCACGGATGCCGGGGCTATACTTGGCCTGAATCCCTATCGCTCTGCATTTCAGGTATACCACGATAAAATCAGCGATACCATTGAAAATATCGACAACGAAGCCATGCGGCAGGGTCGTGACTTGGAGGATTATGTGGCACAGCGGTTCTCCGAAGAAACAGGGTTTAAGGTGCGTCGTGCAAATGCCATCTACCAGAGTGAGGAACATCCGCTGCTTCTGGCAGACTTTGACCGCCTGATTGTTGGGCAGAAAGCAGGATTGGAGTGCAAGACGGTTTCGCCCTTCTCTGCGGACAAGTGGGCTGATGGGAAAATCCCGGCTCATTATCTGGCGCAGGTTGACCACTACTTAGCTGTCAGCGGTTTCGACTGCTGGTATGTGGCAGCTCTGATTTTCGGCAAAGAGCTGGTGATCCACAAGATCGTGACAGATAAGCAGGTGCTTTCTGATCTCATTGATAAGGAAGAACTTTTCTGGACAAACCATATTGTGCCCCAGATTCCCCCTGCACCCAACGGTTGCGATTGTGACACCCAGCAGATCAACCAGATGTATGAGGTAGACAACCGGGATAAGACCGCTGACCTGAGTGCCTTGCATGGACTTCTGGATAAGCGGCAGGAGCTTTCCGACCAAATCGAGCAGATGGAACAGGAGAAAACGGCCATCGAGCAGCAGGTCAAGCTGCAAATGCAGGATGCTGCCTATGGCACAGCACCGGGCTATAAGGTGTCGTGGGTGTCCTCCGAAAGCAAACGTGTGGATTCCCAGCGTTTGCGGAAAGAGCAGCCGGATATTTTCAACCAGTACAGCAAAAATGTAAGCAGCCGCAGGTTTACCATCGTTCATGCGGCATAAAACTTTGTATATGGCGGCAGGGAGTGACTTCTCTGCCGCCTTTTTCTTGGAGGGTTATTATGGCTACGGAAAATCCATTCGTAAAATTATTCGCTATCGACTTCAAAGATCATCTGGAAGTCAAGAAGTCTGGCAATACCGAGTTAAAATATGTAAGCTGGGCGTATGCCTGGGCAGAGGTGAAAAAGCTGTATCCCGCTGCCAGCTATGAGGTCAAGAAATTCAACGGTCTGCCCTATGTTTATGACCCCATCACCGGCTTTATGGTGTATACCTCGGTCACGATTGAGGGCGTTTCGCATGAAATGTGGCTGCCTGTACTGGATGGCGCAAATAAAGCGATGAAAGCCACGCCTTATACCTACACCACCCCGAAATGGGACTACAATCCGCAGACCCGCCGCCGTGAAAAAATCGGCATGGAAGAACGTACCGTAGAAGCAGCCTCTATGTTCGATGTGAATAAAGCTATCATGCGGTGCTTAGTGAAGAACCTTGCTATGTTTGGTCTGGGCCTGTACGTTTATGCCGGAGAGGATTTGCCGGAAGATGCTGCACCGCAGCCGGAGGCAGAACCGCAAAAGCAGCCGAAGCCGAGACCCACCAGCCAAAAGCAGGAACAGCCGCCGATGCCCTGCATCTGCGCTCGCTGCAACCAGCCCATCAAGAGGGTCAAGCTGAAAGATGGCTCCATCATGCAGGCGGCAGAATTTGCAGCCACCCATGAGGGAATGTGCGCTGACTGCTACAAAGCCACCAGATTGAACGTAGCATAAGGAGATTTCAAAGTGAAAGAAGCAAAGATCAAAGTTCTTGCTCTCCTGCCGATGGAACTGCCAAAGGAAATCGAACTGGACAACGCGCTCGAAGCCATGCAGAACTTTGTTGGTGGGCTGATCGAATGCATTCCGCTGACCGACACCGACTCTGAAGTCACCTTGGTCTGCAACGATGAAGGTAAGCTGCTGAACCTGACTCCCAACCGGCTGCTCTGGAATGGAGCGGATTATCTTGCTGGCCCCGGTTTCATTGCAGGAACTGATGGTGAAGGGAATTTGGCTTCGCTGCCGCCGCAGGAAATGAACTATTACGCTAAAAAATTTCGTGCATTTTTGATTGCACTTTAAGGAGGCTTTTCTGTGACTTTTGATGCAACGACCCAACGCTATGAGGAAATCACCGTCTGCGACAAACCTGCGCTGTTCACCAGTGTCCGCATTAAGCGGGATTCTGTTCCTGCTGGTCTGTATGCCTACGATGTGCGGCATGATGATGACTGCCGGGGGATTCCCTGTGAGATTGCACCATTTATCATGGTCAATCACTGGGGAACGATTATTCTTGCAGAGCCGTTGGAGCTGCCCAATGACGGACGGCGGTACATTGATGAAGAGACGGACTGGAACTATGATCCGTTTGGAGGAGCAGAGAAAAATCAAAAGCCCTGCGTGACGGTGGAAGAGTTTATGAATCAGTATCTGAACCGTTGATAAGAGCGAGCCGTGTCGTTCCTTATAAAGTTCAAAAGTCATCGCAGGGGACGGACGGTGCGAACCGTTCGTCAACGGAGATAATCTTTTGAAGTTTATGAGGGATGACTAAGGCTCGCAGGAAAAAGTATTAAAATTGCCGTGGGTACAGAAAAGTATCAATCATAGTGTGATGAAGCCGATTTGTCTTAGCAAATCGGTGACGCTAAAATGACGTTCGGCATTTTTGATACGGAAAGAAAAGGCTATGAGTACTTATGGTTATTGCAGGATTTCCACTGCAAAGCAGAGCATTGACCGTCAGATTCGCAATATCAAGGCCGAGTATCCGACTGCCCATATCGTACAGGAAGCCTACACTGGTACATCTATCTTTCGCCCGGAATGGCTGAAGCTCTATCGGATTCTAAAATCTGGGGATATGGTGGTGTTCGATTCGGTGTCCCGAATGTCCAGAAATGCAGAAGAGGGTTTTGCTCTGTACGAAGACCTTTACCACAAAGGCATCCGGCTGGTGTTTTTGAAAGAGCACCACATTGACACCGAAACTTACAAAAAGGCCCTATCAGGAAGCATTGCCATGACAGGAACCAATGTGGATTTTATCTTAAAGGGTATCAACGAATATCTGATGGCTTTGGCAAAAGAGCAGATCAAACTGGCCTTTGAGCAGTCCGAAAAAGAAGTTGCCGATCTGCACCAGCGTACCCGTGAGGGCCTTGTGACAGCAAAATTGAACGGAAAACAGGTTGGACGTAAAAAAGGTACTGGATTTGAAACTAAAAAGTCTAAAGCGGCCAAAGAGAAAATCCGTATCCATTGCAAGGCTTTTGGTGGTACATTGGACGATGTGGAGTGCATGAAGCTGACAGGGCTTGCTCGGAATACCTATTATAAGTATAAGCGGCAGATTCGGGAGGAAGTTAAAACGCAAGGTTGAGCTTTGTAAAAGTGCCAATCGCAAAAGATGATAGCAGGAACACGGTGAATTCTGTGAATACCGTGTTCCTTTTTTGTGGGTTATCGTAGAATGGACAGACATACCGTCCATCAAAATCTTTATAATGAGGTTAGAAAAGCTGATAAGATTGTGAGATAAAAGGAGAAGAGTGTATGAAAAAATTCTTGATAGTTCTACTGAGTATTGCATTTGCGCTGAATTTTGCGCTTGTGATTGGAATGATTGGCGAGTGCATTTCGCCACGACAGGCGTTTTACACAATCACGGATGAGTTGATGAACAGTGCATATCGCTTCAAAAGAGGTTGGCAATTTAAGAATAATCTACCTTGATTTTTGAGAAGATGGACAGACAGTCTGTCCATCTTTTTTTGTATACTGAAATTGTATAAAAGAAACAAAAATTTTTTTGTACTTCAGCGAAACGGCAAAACTTTTCACAAGGAATTGCAGTGATGATTGTGCTGTGTTACAATGGGCAAGAAGGAGAATGAACTGTGCTTAATAATAGATTAGACCGTATACTCTATATCCAACAAGTACTGGTGCAGGGCGGTGTGCTGAACAAACAACAGACCGCTGATCGCTTTGGAGTCAGTGAAAAGACTATCCAGCGTGACCTTGATACGCTGCGTAATCATTTCGCAGACAGCGAGCCGCGCCGGGAGATTCTGTATAACTCCGCAAAAGGCGGCTATCTGCTGGATGATACCCTGTCTCGTTTTCTGACGAGCAGTGAGATTCTGGCCGTCTGCAAAATTCTGCTGGAGAGCCGCTCGATGGTAAAAGAAGAGATGTTCCCGATTCTGGATAAGCTCATTCTGGCCTGTACACCGTTGGATAGACTGAATCAGGTCAAAGACCTCATCAGCAACGAACGTTTCCACTACGTCGAGCCGCAGCATGGCCGAAAATTCATTGAAAGCTTATGGGAGATTGGAACGGCGGTGGAAAATCACAGCCTGATGGAAATTACTTATTGCCGCACCCACGATGGCGAAACACGGGTGCGTACCATCGAGCCAGTAGGTATTTTATTCAGCGAATATTATTTCTATCTGGCAGCGTTTATTGAGGGCATCGACAAGGACAAGCACTTCAAAAATCCACAGGATAATTCTCCGACCATTTATCGCATTGACCGTATCCAGAACTTTAGGACACTCGACAGGCATTTTGCCCAGCGATACGCTGACCGCTTTCAGGAGGGCGAGATGCGCAAGCGCATCCAGTTTATGTATGGCGGGGAATTGCAGACGATTAAGTTTGAGTATACCGGGCCGAGTTTGGAATCTGTTCTTGATCGACTGCCCACTGCAAAGATTTTGCGCGTAACAGAAAAGGGCTGGCTGATGGAAGCCGAGGTGTTTGGTACGGGCATCGATATGTGGGTGAGAAGTCAGGGAGATTACATTAAAGATTATAAAACCATAAGGAGCGATAGAATATGAGCAAAATTCAGGTAGAAGTGAGTTTTACGGATGAGCTGGAGTCTATCCGTGTGGATGGAAAGGAAATGGAAATACCGAAGGCCATCAAGACAAAACCTGTCGAGGAGTGGTTTGAACCGACTGTGGGCCGCGTAAGATGGGGTGGTCTGGGTGCTGAAATCAAGGAGATGGATTTCAGCAATGAGAAAAATGCCGTGTACAGCTTCCTGTTTATTGGCCCGGAAGATAAAAAGCAGGAGTTTATGGCTTGTGTGGAACGCTTCTGTCTGGGCGAGGAAGCGCAACAGGGAACGAAAAAGGAAAACGAGCAGGACTACCTGCATAATGCCCAAAATTATCAGCAGGCAGGCAATGCGGAAATGGCATTCCAGCAGTATATGGTCGCGGCCAGAGATTACGGACGCCCCGAGGCACAGTTTGAAGTGGCCCAGTGCTATCAGAACGGCACTGGTGTGGAAAAAAGCGAAGAAAATGCGGTCGTGTGGTACAAAAAGGCGGCAGAGCAGAGCGATGCTAAGGCACAGTGCGCACTGGGCGCGTGCTATTATCAGGCTCTGGGCGTTGAAAAGGACGACAAAGAGGCCCGCAGATGGTACGAAGCGGCGGCAACTCAGGGAAATGCAACAGCGCAGTATATGACCGGGCGGCTGTATGCGGCACTCTCGTACAATGAGGCGGCTGTAAAGTGGTACACCAAAGCGGCAGAACAGGAATGTCCAGAAGCACAATATGAATTGGGCAAATGCTATGAGACTGGTGACGGGGTTGGTGAGGACAAGGCAAAGGCTGCAGAACTGTACCGCAAGGCGGCAGTGCAGGGCTATGCGGAGGCACAGAAAAAACTGGGCGACTGCTATAGTCATGGTATAGGTGTCGCAAAAGACTTGGAACAGGCATTTGAATGGTATCGCAAGGCGGCGAAACAGGGTAATGCAAAAGCACAGAACAATCTGGGGATTTTCTATACGGATGGCGTTGGTGTAACGAAAGACCCCGTACAGGCAGTTGAATGGTATGAGAGAGCGGCAGAGCAAGGACTTGCTGAGGCACAGCATAATCTTGGCTTCTGCTATAAAAATGGTTGTGGTGTAGAAGAAAATTATGAAAAAGCCGTAAAGTGGTATCGAAAAGCCGCAGAGCAAAAATATGCGAAAGCACAATTCGTGCTGGGCAAGTGCTACTATTACGGAGATGGTGTAGAAATAGATTATGAAGAAGCCGTAAAATGGCTTCGGAAAGCGGCAGAACAGGGAATCGCAAATGCGCAGGATCTGCTTGGTGATTGCTATTATTATGGCTATGGTGTAGAAACGAATAATTGGATGGCCGCAGCATGGTATGAGAAAGCGGCAAAGCAAGGCAATGAGTATGCACAATACAGCCTGGGCCGCTGTTATGAAAATGGTATAGGCAAAAGAATGGATTGTGCTGAAGCTGTAAAATGGTACGAGAAAGCAGCAGAGGGGGGCAACGCGGACGCACAGAGAGAGCTCGGCTATTGCTATTATTGTGGAAAAGGCGTTAAAAAAGACTTGAAACAGGCATTTGAATGCTACCGCAAATCTGCAGAGCAAGGAAATGCAACAGCTCAACGTAACCTTGCAATATTCTATAAAAATGGATATGGTGTGACACAAAACAAAGAAGAGGCGGTGAAGTGGAATCAGAAAGCTGCAGAACAAGGCAATGCAGAGGCGCAGAACAGCTTGGGGTGCTGCTATAAATGGGGTGAAGGCGTAGAAAAAGACCTTGGAAAAGCAATCGAGTGGTATCGTAAATCTGCAGATAATGGTAATGAATTGGCGCAGTACAATCTGGGGTGTTGTTATGAGTACGGAACTGGTGTAACGAAAGACCTTGGAAGAGCGGCGGAATGGTACCGCAAATCTGCGGAACAAGGCTATGCAGCTGCACAGCACAAGCTCGGTCGCTGTTACGATTATGGGGATGGCATAGAACAGGACTGCCAAAAAGCAGTTGAGTGGTACCGAAAATCTGTAGAGCAGGGGTGTGCTATGGCGCAGTGTGACCTTGGCAACTGTTATAAGCAAGGACGTGGCGTGGAAAAGAATCTCGAAAAAGCAGTGGAATGGTATCGTAAATCTGCGGAGCAGGGCTATGATCGAGGACAGTTCTGTCTGGCTGGCTGCTATGAAAAGGGAGAAGGTGTGCCGATAGACAAAGAAAAAGCCCTGCAATGGTACAAGAAAGCGGCTGATCAGGGCTTTGGAGGCGCAGAGTGGGCCATTAACAATATGCAGAGCAGCGGTATAGGTACGGCACTTTCGGTACTTGAATTCGGTGCGGCAATGGCTACCGTAGGGGTATTAGAGAAACTAGAGCGACTCGGTAAAATCTTCAAAGGTTAATTGACGAAAAGGAGATAAAATGGCAAACGAGCTTGAAGTGCAGCAGGCGCAGCAGCTTTCTGCGCAGCGGTCGCTGAATGACCTGACGAATCAGCTGACGCTTGCAGACCATCTGGTGTATAAAAAATATCTGACGGAATTGCAGAACTATGGTATGGTGGAACTCTCCCAGCAAATGTTGAAGGTGCAGGACCCTGCCCAGTGCATCCGACTGTTCCAGTTGCAGAAGCTGACCCTGAAAAAGGGAGAGGATATGTTCCAAAAGCTTTCTACGGTGTACTATTCCAGCATGGCGCAGGGCTGCAGTCTGGCGGTGATGATCGATGTGCCGGAGGAGAAAGTCGGTGCCAATATCTATCTGGGTATCCGGGAAGACCCCTCGAAAAAGAATATGAAGAACCGCAATCTGGATACCTCCAGCAGGACGCTGCAAAAGGTGCTGCGCTCTAACTTCCCCGGTTCCGAGACAAGAGGCATCTCGCTGCAGGAGGAAGAAGAACTGCTGGGCGGTGCATTTGGCGATGCGCAGGAAGCTGTGGCCTCGGTGTCCTGCGTGGCGGCACTGCGAGATAAATCCAAGACGGAAGACAAAGCTTTTGTGCAGGGCATCGAGCGTTTTATGGACGCGATGGATGGCGAAGTGTACACGGCGATGTTTTTGGCTGAACCCGTTTCGGTGGATACGCAGGCAGAGATTCGCAGTGGGTACGAAAACTTGTATAGCAATCTTTCACCTTTCCGCAAAAGCACATGGTCTTATACCGAGAATCAGAGCACAGCTGTGATGGAGAGCCTGTGCAGTGGAACTTCCCATACCATCAGCGATACCGTCAACACGACTACAACGGACGGTGTGAACCAGTCCTCCTCGGTGACAGACGGTGCACAGAAAATGAAAGGGGTCAGCGGTAGCATTAACGGCGGCATTGGCAACAGTTCCGGCGCTTCGGTCATGCGAGTTTCGCCAGTAGCTGGCGGTATTGCGAGCATTCTGGGTCTTGGCAGCATAGCTGCCTCGACTCTGATACCGAGTGCAGGTGCTGTCATCGGTCCGCTGCTTGGTACGGTGGGCAGCACTGCAATAGGCATGGCACCATCTAAAACAGCCTTTAACAGCATTGCCCGGAACATAGGAGACTCTATGGGTCTTAATGCCTCGTGGGGTATTAGCCACTCGAACACGGAACAGAAGGGGACTTCGTACAGCATTTCCAATGGGACTTCGCATGGAACATCGGACAGTACCAACCAGCAGGAGAGCCATGGCACAACGAATACAAATGGAACAGGCCGTACTCAACAGGTCGAGTTGCGCAATAAATCGGTGGAGGAACTGCTGGAACGTATTGAAAGCCAGCTCAAGCGCGCCAAGGAGAGTGAAGATTATGGCTGCTACAAATGTGCCGCTTATTTTCTCTCGTCTACCCCGTCTACGGCGATACTTGCGGCTAATACTTACCGTGCATTGATGGTGGGTGAAGGTTCCTCGGTGGAAAGCGGTGCTGTGAATGTCTGGCAGAATAATGAGGCAGAGGTGGCACAACTGCGAGAGTATCTAAAGCGGTTCATGCACCCGGTTTTTGCCCGTCCGCTGTGGGAAGGTGCGCCGGACAGTCTGCTGTATACGCCAGCAACGCTGGTCAGTGGTCGGGAACTGCCAATGCACCTTGGTTTGCCGACACGTTCGGTACATGGCCTGCCCGTGATTGAGCACGCAGAATTTGGCCGCAATGTGCCGGATGACGCTATTGAAAAGGCTGATAAAATCGACTTGGGCAAAATCTATCACATGGGACAGCCGGAAAGTGCAGACCTTATTCTGAGTCGTCAGGCGATGGCGGCGCATACGTTCATTACAGGTTCTACTGGCACAGGTAAATCAAACGCAGTTTATCACCTGCTGGACGAGCTTACAAAGGATAGCAATACAACTTTCCTTGTGGTGGAATCGGCCAAGGGCGAATACAAAACTGTGTTCGGTAACGGAAAGGCTGCTGTTTACGGCACCAATCCCAGAGAGACGCCGCTGCTGCGCCTCAACCCGTTTGCTTTCCCGGCAGAAATTCATGTTCTGGAACATATTGACCGTCTGGTAGAAATTTTTAGTGCTTGTTGGCCGATGTATGCGGCAATGCCTGCTGTGCTGAAAGACGCCATTGAGCGCAGCTATCAGAACGCAGGGTGGGACTTGCGAGAGTCGAAAAGTGACAGAGGCGTTTTCCCCACATTTTTTGACCTGTTGCGCGTTTTGCCAACAGTAATCGAAGAATCGCATTATTCCAATGACACCCAGAGCGACTATGTGGGTGCACTGTGTACCCGTGTGAAATCTCTGACCAATGGCATCTATGGCAGTGTGTTCTGTGCAGAAGATGCGTTGAGCGATGCGGAGCTATTCGATGAAAATGTCATTGTGGATTTGAGCCGCGCAAGCGCGATGGAAACAAAGTCACTGCTGATGGGCATTCTGGTGATGAAGTTGCAGGAATATCGGATGTGCAGTGGGGTGATGAATGGGAAACTCCGTCATGTGACAGTGTTGGAGGAGGCACATAACCTGCTGCGCAAGACATCGGCAGAGCAGGTGCAGGAAAGCGCAAACGTACAGGGTAAGTCGGTGGAGATGCTGGCCAACGCGATTGCGGAAATGCGCACCTACGGAGAAGGCTTTATCATTGCAGATCAGGCTCCCGGACTGCTGGATGCGTCGGTCATCCGCAACACGAATACAAAAATCATTCTGCGCCTGCCGGACGAAGAAGACCGTAAGTTGGTGGGCAAATCTGCTGGATTAAAAGAAGCACAAATCGATGAACTTTCCAAGTTGCCGCTGGGTGTGGCCGCTGTTTACCAGAACGAGTGGCCGGAAGCGGTTCTCTGCAAGGTGAAGGCATACCCGGTGTCGGAAAGTGCAGTCTATCACAAGCCTGTAAAAACAGGGGAAGAAATCAATACAGAATTCATATTTGGACAGTTGGCACAGGAAGCTCCTGCAAAGTGCCTGAATGATTCAGAGATGGAGCAACTGAAACGATGGCTGAAGAGGCATGAAATCTGGATAAAGCCAGAGGAAAGACGTTATGTCGAACAAGTGTTTCAGGGTGAACCGAAAGACAGAGATAAGACTCAGAAAATGGTGTTTGATTTCTTTGGAGGTATGGAGACTCTTATACAGTACTGCTATGAAGCGGAAAAAACATTGACACCACGCAGAGAACTGGTGAATCAGTTGCAGGGAAGATATGCCCTGCAAACATCGACTGCGGAGTGGGTATTAAACTGTCTGATGACCGAAGGACTTCAGCGGAATCCTGACCGGGATGCGGCGAAAGAGTTAAGGAAAAACTTTCTGGAGCAGGGAGGTAAGGTGATGTGAAAAACGAGCTTTCGGAAGTAAAAGTACCAGGGTTCCAAAACTCCATTGGACTCGATACATCAATCAGAAGGTCTTTTGAACGGCTGCAAGAGGGCAAATTTTCTCAGGCAGAGAAAAAACTTACCCCGGATATAAAGCAATCATTTGAGCACTTGCAAAAAGATGTATCTGCAAGCGAAAGAATGGGGTCTGGCGTGGCAAAATCGTTTGAAAAGCTGGAACCGGGAACTCGCTATAATGATAGTGGTGCACCATATCGTATGGAGCAAGATCTTCTATCCGATGCAGAGTACAAAAGAAATGGATATGAATATACAACAGACCACCTTGGGAGACTTTTCACAGCGGAAGGAAATCTTCACCTAAAAGAGCACGATGGACGTTTGCAAATAAAAGATAACATCCATGACATCGGTAAAGGGTATGAGAAAAGCACAGATGACCGTGGACACGCGATTGCAGACCGCTTTGATGGTGCAAATGATTTGGAAAATCTGGTTCCACAAGATGCAGGTTTGAATCGAAATGAATTCAAAAATTTTGAAAGTAAGCTGGCACAAGAACTGGAAGCTGGAAAGCAGGTTTATTTGAAGCTGGAAATGCACTATCCTGGAGACTCATTCCGTCCAGATGCGATTACAGCAGAAACAACAATCGATGGTAAACAGGAAGTGAAAGTATTTTTGAACGATAAATACTAACAAGTCTACTGCACTTTCAAGTTATTACAATTTTGGTCGATTGCACATACAATACAAGTATCACTTCATGGAACGGAGGGTACTTGTACTATGGTGGACTACGCCGACATCGGAAAACGTATCCGTGCCTGCCGCCTTGCAAAAGGCATGACGCAGGAGCAGTTGGCTAATGAGGTCGGCGTGGTGGTCACGCACATCAGCCATATCGAGACAGGAAACTCTGTCCCCAGTCTGAAAACATTGATCGATATTATCAATGCGTTGGACTGTTCAGCGGACGAGCTGCTCTGCATTGAAATCAAGAAAGCAAAGCCTGTGTTCGACAGTTGGATGACGGAACAGCTTGCGGATTGCTCTGCCGATGAAGCGAAAATCATCAAAGAAACGGTGGTCAGCCTGAAAAAATCGCTCCGAAAAGTGTATGGGAAGCCATCTAAGAATCGGTATGACTAAAATCTCAAAGGGCTAATATTGAGCACCTGAAAAGCATCAGTAAACAGAATTAACCGCCCCGGATTCCGTAACAGGCATCTGGGGCGGTTTTTGGTTGATGACATAAGAGTGCTTTTAAACGGCATTTGAGAAATAAAATTTCCTGAATACTGGAATAAAAATTGAAAATGAGGTATACTAATAACAGGAAGGAGTTGAAAGAATGCTTTGCCAATTTTCTTTTCAG